AATGTGGATTTACCTTCTGAATTTTCCTTTGATACGATAAAGGATTTTGATTCACACATTGAACTTTCAATTCCAAATTATAAACATATTTGGGAACTGATTAAAAGTCTTTCAAGTTATTTCATTGTTAAAAATTCAAATGTTTATGATCTTGGCTGTTCAACAGGAATAGGATTAAAACTACTTTCTTTTAAAAACAAAGCGGAAAATATTCGTTTTATCGGTTACGACATTTCGGAAAACTTATTAAAAGACAGTCACAATACAAAACATTTTTCTGTTTTCAATTCCGATATAACAGATGAAAATACTACCTTTCCAAATGCAAGTTTAATCTTAATGGTATTTACATTACAGTTTCTTCCAATAACGAAAAAACAAGGCGTTTTAAAGCGAATTTATGACAGCTTGCTTCCGGGCGGTGGATTTATCATTTGTGAGAAAACAATCAATGAATCAGGCAAATTACAGGATATTTTTACCTTTTCGTATTACGACTTTAAAGAGCAAAATTTTACAAAGGATCAAATTTTGAGCAAACAATATGATTTAAGGTTTATAATGAAAAATAATACCGATGAAGAAATAACAAACATGATTAAGTCAGTAGGGTTTAAATATATTGAACCGTTTTTTCAATCGCTACAATTTAAAGGTTATTTATGTATAAAGTAATTTCAACATTTTCAGGGATTGGCGGAAGTTCAACCGGGTATAAAATGGCCGGGTTTGAAGTATTGGCAGCGGTTGAGTTTCTCGATTATCAGGCCGCAAATTATCGCTTAAATTATCCAAACACTAAACTTTATCAGCAAGATATAAGAACACTTGACCCATTAAAAATATTGGAAGAAAACGGGCTAAAAGTAGGCGAATTGGATATATTGGACGGTTCGCCGCCATGTAGTTCATTTTCGACTGCCGGAAATGTTGAGGATGGATGGGGGAAGACTAAAAAATATGGTAACAGGGTTCAGAAAACCGATGATCTATTTTATGAATATATCCGATTTATAAAAGCTATTCAACCGAAAGTATTTGTTGCTGAAAATGTTTCGGGACTATTAAAGGGTTCATCAAAAGGAATGTTTAATGTTTTCTTTAACGAGATGAAATCATGTGGATATAACGTAAAGGCAAAGTTATTGAACGCTGCAAATTATGGAGTTCCACAAATTAGGCAAAGAGTTATATTTATCGGTGTCCGTAATGATTTGAATTTAGAACCGGTATTTCCAAAACCACAAATAAAAACAGTTTCATTAAGTGACGCGTTTAAGGTAGTTGTAAACTCAAAAGAAGATTTAAAAGAGGTTAATATTGAACGGTTTGCTATTTATACCGAACTGTTAAAAATGCAACCTTACGGGAAAAGCGATAAATATATGTCACTTTTAAAAGAGCACCCTAATAAACCATGCCGGACATTAACGGCGACAAACGGATCCTGCGGAGCTGCTTCCGTTTGTCATTGGAATAATAGAAAGTTTACGGTAAACGAATGTAAAGCAATAACTAGCTTTCCGCAGGACTGGAAAACAACAGGTAAATCATACGCTGAAAAGGTTGAAGGTTTTGGTCGGGCAGTTCCACCGTTAATGATGAAGGCAATAGCCGAAACAATAAAGATTGAAATACTTGATAAATTACCGAAATGAAAAAGTCAGAACAATATGAAGCCGAAATACTGGAAGTGATAAAAGCAAACAACCTATTCCATATCAGGGATATTTTCGCTTTTTATTCAGGTATTAAATCTTCCCAATTTTATAATCTTGAATTGGAAAAATCGGAAACACTTTTAAAAGCGATTGATGATAATAAAACAAAGACCTGCCAAAGCCTTAAAAATATGTGGTATAAGTCAAACAATCCTACATTACAGCTTGCATTGTTTAAATTGATTGGTACCGACGAAGAGCGCAAAGCTATTTCTATGAACTATCAGGAGTTAACAGGTAAGGACGGGAAAGACCTGGCCGGCCCGATGTTTGTTTTCAAGGATATGACCGGAAAGATAATTGAAGATGGAAAATGAATCAGGGTTCACCACTACATTTAAGAAGATCAGGGCAATTAAGGCCAAAATAAAGGTCATTCAGGGCGGACAGTCTTCATCAAAAAACTATTCAATAGCACAAATTTTAATCACCAAAGCACTTGAAAAAAGCCGACTGATAACGGTCATGACAGATACTTACGACAATCTGAAAGACGGTGCTATTCAGGACTTCAAACACATATTTGAAGATAATAATGTAAGCTGGACAGATTACTATAATAGGTCAAGCCACGACATAAATATCAGGGGCTCAGTAATTCAATTCCGGTATATTTCAGACAATAAATCAGATGCTGGTAAATCAAAAAGACGTGATATACTTTACATTAACGAGGCAAACAAGATAGGTTGGCAGGTTGCAAGCACCTACATAGGCCGAACACACGAAGAAGTTTACATAGACTACAATCCTGATTTCGAATTCTGGGCGCACACAGAAGTGCCAAAACTTAAAGATAATAACGGAAATTCAATCAGCGAACAGATAATAGTTACCTATAAGGATAATGAAATGTGTCCTGAATCTGAAAAGAACTTCATTGAATCCAGGCGCGACAATATCGAATGGTTCCGTGTTTACGGACTAGGTCAAACTGGTTACTATTCAGAACGAAGGATATATAAATATCAATGGTGTACGGCTATTCCAGCCACGGCAAAACGAATAGCTTCGGGTATGGACTTTGGAGTTAGTCCTGATCCTACTGTTTTAATTGATGTTTGGAAAAAAGATAACTGTTTGTATGTTGACGAGGTTTTCAGTCTTAATAATTTGATGCCAGAGAAGATAACCGGAGCCGAAAGGATGGCAATAGTTGACCAATTGGCCTTTGTAAATCATATGAAAGGGCAGCAGATCATCGCCGATAGTGCCGGAAAAACTGAGATAAACGATTTGAGAAAGCACGGATATGAAGTCAGGGGCGTGAAGAAGGTAACCGGATCAATCATTATCGGAATAAACAAAGTTCGCGGATATGATATTTTTCTCACTGAAAGATCAGTAAATTTAAAGGCTGGCATTGAAAAATGGTTCTGGAAGGTCGATATTAACGGAAAGATAGTTCCTGAACCCGAAGGACACGAACCGGACGGATTAGCCGCGTTAAGATATGTGATTATGGAAGACAGCAAGGAAGACATGGATTCTTATTACGGGAATATTAATTTTAACTGACAAACTGAAAGTAAAACGGTATTTTTGCTTTCATAAATGAAGTTGGTTACCAAGTGGAGACAAACGATTGAAAGCTGTAAAATAAATAAAACACTGAATATGAGTGAAAAGAATAAAAAAGCAATAATACACGAATTTGATCCTGTTTTATATCCGTTCAAAATTTGGGTAACGATCACCAAAAACATGGAAGGAATAAAAGAACGGTTTGAATATATATCAGGAAAAGAATTTAATGTTTCAAATACTGAAATGTTCAACGCCTTTGTTGAATTGGTTGTTTGCAAAGAAAGCCGAAAAGTAGGATGTATAATTTCGTTTGAATCAATCAAAATATGTACAACTAAATTAATGGCTCACGAAGCAACTCACGCGGCTCGTGAACTATGGGATAGAATTGGAGAGAAAGAAACAGGTTGGGAGGCAGATGCTTATTTGGTTGGATGGATTGCAGATTGTATTGAAAAAGTTAAACTAAATAAATTGTAAACTATGAGTAATCTTAAAATTAATATCAGAATTTTTTCATATCATTTTCAAGTAAATAAGATGTGGAAAATTGAATGGATTTATAATCCACATCACATAGGATATAAAAACGGTATATTTAAAGTTTATGAGTTTAATTTATTTGCTTAATGAAAAAAGCAACTTATTACATCGGAGTTGATTTAATTGGTAAACCAATTTACATAACTCATTATTTGTAATTCTGTGGTATTATCTTCTAGCCTTGATTTTATCAGGGCTTTTTTGCGCCTAAAAAATAATTTTAATTATTGAACATCTTTTCAAATATTTATTTTTATATTTGCAATTCAAGACTTAACAGACTAGGTCGGACATCATACTTTATTTTACTTAAATTATGGCAGACGAACCTATCAGCATAATTAAAGACTTCATAGATTCATGTGAATACAAGAAAGAGATTCATGAGGCTATTTCCTATGAAAAGAAACTTGGATATTTCATTCAAACACATCTTAGTACTGATATTTTCACCAATACCGATAACAATCTTGATGAACTTTGGAACACTCAAAACCCGTTCATAAATTGGGTTCAATCTTGGATGCGAAAAGAGAACTTCAGATCATACATGAAATTCTTTAGGCATCCACTTCCAACAGCTTCATTAATTCAAGACGATATTATCCCGGAACTTAAAAAGGTATTCGATGCAACGAACGCTAGATATGACTATGTTTTTAGTTCAAACGCTCAAAAGATAACATCAGCAAAACTACTTTCAAAATATTCAGACTACTGGAAGACTGAAATTTTCAACCTACTGATTAATCAGCACAATTCAATCATCATTACAGACTTCGTTGACAAGCGCAATCCATACCGGTTTACGATTGAAATAGACGACGTAAAAGCGATTGACAAAACAGAATCAGGAGCTATCAAAGCAATCGTATTTGAGGGTGAAAATGACAAAGGCGAAGAAAGATACTATTTTTATACCGACCAGTTTTATTCAGTTTATATCGAAAATGATCAGATTTTTACACTTGAATCAGAAATACCTCATGATTTAGGAGTTTGCCCGGCTGACTTCGTTTCAGTCGAGCCGATAAATACAGAAAAATTTGTGGTGCGGAAAAGCATTTTTTCAAATTTCGTAGAGAAGTTTGAAAACTATGTGAATTATTACACGCTCCAAAAGATGTTCATTCCTTCGGGCATGATACCCGTCATTACTCATTATAAGCAAAATAATAAGCCATGTGAAAGATCGTTTGAAAACGGTACACGATGTATTGCAACTGAAACAGGAGGCTATTTGGGTGGTCTGAATGGAGTGCTGGGAAACAAAGATAGTCTGGTCCCATGCCCTGTGTGCAATTCAAAAACAATTATTCAGGCCGGAATGGTTATCGGTTTGCCGGTTCCTAAGTTCAGTGACGACGGAAAAGCACCTTTCGATTTGAATGCCAATTTTGTTAAGTTTCATTATGCTCCTGTTGAAATATTGACTTGGGTTAATGACTTTGTCAAAGAAAAGTACGATGAAATAAAATACGGACTTGTCGGCAAAGGAACCGAACAGGCAAATGGCCAGGCAAAGAATAAAGATCAGATTGCGAGGGGAAACCAGACACTTGAAAATACGTTGATTGAATTAAGTGGTAAAATGTCTAAACTTCAGACCTCACTTGACAGTAAGTTGCTTAAAATTGCCTTCGGTAAATCGTTCAAATCAAACTATATCGACAAAGGAACGGATTTTTACCTAGATACTGAATTTCAGTTAAGGGACTTTCTGGCTATTGCAGTCGATACGATTGATAAAGAAAACCTAATAAGCCGGATTAACTTTTCGATTTATAAAAACAATCCTGATGCACTCGAAAGAAGCAATCTTTTGTATAAGTTACTGCCTTATTCGACTCTTACAGATGATCAGTTTATAACAATGACAGTTGATCCAAAAATGAAGGAATTGAGGCTAAATTTCAAGTATTACATTGATGCTTTTGAGGCAGAATTTGGGGAACTAAATGTTTTCTTTAATGAATATTTTGGTGAGAATATTTCAATGAGCAATAAATTGACGGTCGCAAGAGAATTGTTAATCGGAAAGGTTAATACTTTTGAACCACCAGCACCAGAACCAATAATTACACCAATTGACAATCCGTTAATGGATCCAAATAAAATAATGAATACAAACTTAAAATAACAGATTATTATGAAAGTTTATCAATTGAGATTAGTATTAGGGAAAGTTGCCAACTATGACCAGAACGGAAAATTAAAGAATCAGACCATTACCGCAAAGTACGGTGAAATGGAACTTGAAAACATTCTGACAGATCAGAACTGGAAGAAACTTGGAGCGTGTGAAATTTCATGTGTAAAAGTGTACGATCATCCTAGTTTGATCGAAGATCCGACAGCCATGAAAGCGGTTAATGACCGGATCAATTTGGACATTCAGCAAAGTGCGAGGCCAAAGACTGAAATTGAGTTGCTGAAAGATCAGATTGCTTTGCTTACTGAAAAAGTAAACAGTCCAACCATTCCAGTCACTACGCATCAGGCTTCATCTGTATTAAACGTCGCAAAAGAAGTGAGAGAATCGCTATTTACAGAGGCCAAAGAATTAGGATTGAACCCGGCAAAGAATATTAAAACTGAATTACTTCAGGCATTGGTTAATAAAGCAAAAGAAGGAAAAGTAAATTAATTAACAATAATATTAATACATAACAGATTATGCTATTAGATGAAACATTATCAACAGGATTAACACCTGAACAGATTCAGGCAATTGAAACGGCATACACGGGCAAAGAAACTGAACTGAAGGCATTGGCAAATAAAAACGCTGATGGTATTTTCAACGGTGCGGCTCAGAAAATGTTTGAACAAACCGGAATTCAAAAGAACGAAGGCGAAAAGTATTCAGACTATTTTATCCGTCTTGGTTCAGAATGGCTCCCGGCTCAGGCTCAAACAAAATTAACAGCCGCTGAAGAAAAAGTAAGGTTGGCTGAAGAAAAGTTTGCGAACCACAAAGGCGATGAAACGCTAAAGGCTGAACTTGAAAAGGCAAAAACAGAACTGGCCAAAATTCCAGACTTGTTAAACCAAAAAGAAACTGAATGGAAAACCAAACATGAAACAGTCGTAAATGATTTTAAGGCTTTCAAGTTTGGCCAATCGATTCAAAATGCGATGCCAAAGTTCGATGAAACAGTAAATCAATTCGAGCTGAAGGCAAAACAAGGAAACGCAATTGACAGGATTAAAAAGACTTATGAACTGTCATACGATGAAAACGATAATCTTATCGGAACAAAGGACTATCAAAAATATCTGATTTCTGATTTACTAAAGTCAGACGAAGAACTAAAAGATTTGATCCTGATAGACCAGGCAACGGGCGGCGGCGCAGGTTCAGGAAAGAAAGGGGCAACAAATGGAATGTTTAATTTCGCTGAAAATATGAGTGTTTCGGCACGATTGGAATTGATAAAACAATCAATCATAACCATTGAAAACATTCCTTTTCTGGATCCCAGGTTCCCGGATCGTTTTAATGAGTTACGAAAATTAAACAAAGTACTTTAAGTAATAGACTATTTTGGTACGCAAACGCAATTATTCACATTTTAAAAATTAAAATTATGGCAGATCGTTTAATTGATTTTTCTGCTTTGTTGGCGTATCAAGACAAGACGGTACAAACAGAGCTACCAAGTCAGGGATTTGGGCTTATTGAGTGTTTGAAATACAACACACCTTTCAATAAGGTGCTGACACCCTCACTTAAAGCACACCTTCAGCAGGTTGAAGGAAGAACTACGGAATACACCGGATTGAAAGAATCGGTTATCACAACTACTTCGGTTGAATCGTTCACTATTCCGGCTCACCTGTCAACATCAGAACAAAAGACGTTGACCGCAGTTTCCATCTTCTCAGGATTTCAATTGTATCCCGCATGGTTCCAAAACAACACCATTACGATGGCCGATTATTTGGCTAACAAGTATGATGAAGTGTTTATGGCTATGGCAAATGCAAAAGAAGTACTGATTGCCTCTCTTTTGGACACTTACAGGAATCAAACCGCTTTGGCTGTTGCTCAGATCAACGGAGGAAGCGGAACTTTTGCTTTCGATGCTGGATTGGACACTGTGACCGTAAATAAGGCCGGTCAGCTTGATACCTTGTTTGCAAACCTAAAAACTTTGATGCGTATTGCAAAAAAGGCCGGAAACTACAACATCGTTGTAAATGAAGGTGGTTTCAACCTTGCCTTGAATGAAATCCTGAAATACGGTGCAGCCAACGATAAGAATTTATCCTTCATTCAAAACATGATGCCTAAATTCTTTGAAACGCTGAATATCGCTCCTGAAGCGTTCCAGTTCAAAGCCTATCTATTGGTTGACGGCGCAATCGGATCAGTTCAGAACTATCCTTTTGACTTCCGCACAGGATCAACCGTTGATTCAAAAGTATGGGGAATCATGCCTTCACCGGCTCCTTATATTGGAGAACGTTTGAATGTTTATCACAACAAAGAAGCCGTTGACGCTTCCAGTTTGGGTGAAACTACCGGGCATCTGAGAATGACAACCATGGAAGAATGGGGTTTCTTGGATAAGTTCTTTTTGGTCACAAATTATACCAGTGGCCTTGCTTCAAGAGTTCAGGACATCGTTAAAATAACCGGGGCAACAGCATAATCATGAGCGATTTTTACAAAGTACTTTCTAATGGGGATAAGATTCTCATGGAATCAGAATTAAATAGCATCAATAACGCTTTATTGGTAGACAATAGAACGTTGTTAGCTTCCGAATCAGGATCTTTATTTATGATTGCAACTGATGCAAAGGTAATTTCACTTCCTGCAACAGCCGCTGGATTGGTTTATCATATCGTAAATACAGGCGCAGCAGGGAATAACATCGTTACTATTTCGCCTGTGGCCGCTGACGGTATTTCAGGAACGATTACTTTGGCCGCCTCTGTTGTGGTTGACGCAGGGGTAGTAAACAAAGACCTGATTAATACGAAGGCAACTTCACAGGCTGGCGACTCTGTTACCTTACTTGGTACGGGCGTTACAGGCACTAAAGCTTGGATCATTACCGCTTCAACAGGTATTTGGGCAGCGGAGGGTTAATCTATGTACAATTTAAGCGACATATCGGCAAAGTTTTTTTCAGATAAACTGATAACGTTCAAAGGATCTTTGAATAGTACAACTATTGTATTTGCACCAGAATTGACAGGAGTTTCAAAATCAAATCGGTATTTCAATTCAGGGGTTCATCCTGTGATTAATATTGAAAACATCGAAGCGTTTCTTCCGGTTCTTTCTGGGTATGTGATAACGGCTTATTCTGCCGGGACTACATACGGTAATTACAACAGTACTTTCAGTTTGTCGGATATTGTTTCAAGTGGTGGAAAATACTACATTTCAATTGCTTCAGGCAACCTGAATCATGCAGTTAATGTTTCTACCTATTGGACTGAAACCACGCTATTATCGCTTATTTTAAAGGATAAAATTAGAAGTTCAATCGAAGTGGTTATGAGTAATTTGATTCAGCCTAACTTTATCGAGGATAATGTTTCGATGTATCGGATTTCTGATAACGCTGATGATTTGATTGAAAATACAGGTAAGTTGGTCGGGTTAAGAATCAATCCGATTTCATCCGACCACTTACTTTTTATTATCAATCAGATAGGTTTGCACTTCGAAGGAATTGAGACAATCACATTTTATCTATATAATCAAAACTCGCTGGTATCTTCATTTGATTTGACCTCAAAGGCCGGATTGATGGAATGGAAGGATTTAACTGCCTCGGTTGAAATTACAGCCAATACGGGGCCGTGGTTTCTTTTCTATGATCAGGATGAACTAACAGGCCGGGCAATCGGAAATAATACAATCTTCACAAATGGCATGTTCAAATATGCGAACGTCACACCAATTGCATTTGATGCTGTTTCTGATTTGGCCGATATTGAAAGTTCACATTTGGTCTATGATAAAAATTATGGGTTAAACCTGAATTTTACAATCAGTTATTCGCTGACGAACTTCATCAAAAATCATTTGGTACAATTTGCCGAATGTATTCAAAAACAATTTGAATATGATATTATAAGTATGATGTGCTACAATCCTGACGCTCAAATTTGCGCAAGGGAAAGGAACCTGAATACCGAAAATTTAATGTTCGAATTGAAAAGTTATGAAGGCGATACGGTTATTAAACGGCTGGCATCTGCTTATAAGCAAATGAAGGCCACTTTAACGAGGCTTGGATATAGAGATCAGGCTTTTTCGGTTAACGAAGACGATAATTATTCAATCGGTTCGATATGAGCAAAGGAATAGACATACCAATTGATGCACTTTTAGCAGACCTAAATACTTATTTATGGACTGCCAATATTCGCTCTTTTTACGGTCGGGTATTCCGAAACGTAAAGGCTGATTCATCAAAAGTATGTCCTGAAATTTGGACGGTAGGAAACAAGTATATTGACGTTCTGAAAGACAGTTCAAAAGATGCTCAATGTTTCTTTGACGTTCAACCTTCACCGGCCAATTCAAAGGATATTTTTACCTCCGATGTTTGGCTTTGCTTAATGCTTAACCTTACAAATTTGTATCCATCACTTTCAAGAATGGAAGCAACCGATCAGGTTCAGCGCGATGTTATGGATTTGCTGATGTCAAGTCAGTTTGAAATAACTGGAATGACAGGAGCCGAAGGATTCACTGGTTATGACTGGGGCGAAGATACGAACGTTCAGGTAAAAGCTGATATGTCTCCTCATTACCTGTTAAAATACACATTACAAGTAACTTACATTAATACATAAAAAATTATGAGTACATTCAAATTCGCGGGCAATGGCACGGCTAAAGACTTTCTGAAAGACATGAAAGGATTGATTGTTTCGCTTCCGGGTACTGCTCAAAGTTTCACCGCTGCTAAAACACTGGCTGGGTTTCAGGCATTGATCAACCCGGCAACTACCGCAGCTATTACCGCTACCTTTCTTGACATAGCTCGCGGGCTAGAGTCAAAAACCACCGCGCCGGAGTACATAACAGCGAACACCGGATTTGTGGAAAAAACAATGGACTTTCCGCCTAGATTTACAGGTCATGCCTTTATGTCGTATGAAGATTATAAGACATGGTTCGCTGCTGATGGTAAGTCTTTCGATTTTACACCTATTTTGGCTGATGGTACATTGATGTGTGCCAAAAATTCAGCCGGGTTGCAGGTTGGTTTCTGTGGTCGTATGTTCATTGAAAATTTTGATCTTCCTAAAGCTGGTGGGGCTGCAAAAACAGCTGCACATGCTTTTGATATTATCTTCGATGATGTCGATCAGTTCAAAAACTATCAGATTGTAAAACCAGCTTTCACTTTGAAAGAATTGGCCGCAGTTGTTCCTGTTGGTGTTAACATCGAAGTTGTGACAGCTTATGACAATGCAACGGGTATTGTAGTTATCAAAGCGACTCACCGCGTTTCTGGTGCACCTTGTGCAGTATTTGCCACGGTTGCTGAATGGCCTGTTATTTCTCTTTCAAATGATATTGCAGGAGCGTGTACAATTTGCACCGCTACGTCTGCTTCACTTGGTATTTACACCTTGACTTTCAAAAATTCAGCAGCCGTTTTAACTGGTGACTTTGAAATTCAGGCTGAAAAGATCACTGCCAGTCATGTGACTTATTTGTCGAATGTCCTGAACGTGGACGTAACCGCATAGTTATGAAATTCGGGAGCGTGGATATAAATGTAAGTGACCCAATGAATGATTGGAGTAAATGGACATGGGTTCAATTCATGGACTTGTACAATTCCAGTCTGAAAGGTCATGTAACGGAAACACCTGAAGAGATTGCAAAATCGTTAGGTGTAAAATTGCCGGATAAACCAAAAGCAAAAGCCGCTGAGGCTTGATTTACATAGGGTGACTAAGTGATTAGCCACCCTATTTTATTAAAGTCATGAAAACATATAAATATCAATGGCAGGATTTAGACATATTAGATGAAATATTTGGTTATCCTATTGATGAATTAATTGTAAATGTATGATTTCTCAAATTGTTGAAATAGCGAAACGGTCGGCTCAGTACGTGGCAAACATGAACGCGAACATTATCAGAGTAGTTGAATCGAATAAAGATTTGATGATTGATATTAATAGAAGTCAATTCATATCTTCAAAAGATGCAACTGGAAAGCCACTGACTAGAGTTTC